AAAAAATCGAAGTATAAATTTTATCTTCAATCTTTTCAGGAGGTTCCCCCCTCGGTCCATAAGGACCTTAAAGGTTACCTACCGCCGAGGTGTTATGCTTTATTACCTGGAGGTCCAGAATTTCTGGGACGCTTCGAAAGGGTAGTAAATCAACTCTCCTATACCTATGGTAATAGGGGACTATCTAGATTAATACGATGTCTCAATAGCGTATTTACAGCACTAGCTGTTGCTTGTCCTAGTCTTGTACGAGGCGGTTCTGGATTCCTATGGGTCCAGACTTTTCTCGGTTTACGAACCCTCATTGAGTGGTTCCTAAAGTCTGCTCTCGGCAGTGGAGAAACATATGCCGTAAAAAGACTCAAGATTATGTATAAAACTTGGAGATTTTTTGGATTGGAGGCCATTGGACCTCCACCTGAGCCTTTACCCGGTATGATAGGATACAGGGGGTACCGCGTTAGTGGGTACCTCGGTTTTCCTTGGCTTCGTGGTTATTTAGAAATACTTATTCCACTTAGCTGCCGTCAACGATTCCGTAGATACATATATGCTCCGGATCTTGATGCCATGCTTCGGGTTTCTGGAGGTTCGCGCGCACTTCCGCACGCGAATACCACGGCTCGTGAAGAAGCTTTGCGTGAACACAAGGTTTGTACTACACAGAACCCTGTGATCTTGTCGACTGTTTGTAAGGATTCCGTCAGGCGCTACGCTGCCTGGCATCTGAATTCTCTTCGTCCTTCTATGCATACTGGATATGTGAACCCCAATGAGATTCACGTCACTATCGGAACGTCTGCGACTTTCGATACCAGTTGTGTTAGGGGCGGGGGCTTAGGTGAACTCATTAATGAGGTTCTGCCACTCTACAAACACATTCGTCCGCCTCTTACTTCTTCAGAAATCTTCTTCCATTCGCCATTTAATGAAATATTATGGCAAAGGGATAATACATCTCAAGCTTGGCGCGGTCCATACCCATCACTTCTCGGAAAGTCTATGACTCCCCTTAAGATACGTGATGCGATGTTTAATAAGATATTAAACGTCGAGTTTGGACGCCATGAACTCACTATGCCTCAGCGAATTGTTCAGTTCACTGATGTATATCAACTTCATAACTTCTTTCGGTTGGGTTATACTCAACCGGAATTAGCTAAGATGGACGCGTTTCGGAAGCCTGTGGTTTACGATCGCGGTCGAGTTTCATGTAGTTCGCGCGTGGTTGCTATTGAAGAACAGGGTTACAAGTCAAGAATTTTGACTGTAATGCCTCTCGAAGTCATCTGGGCTGGTCATATATGGAGGACGGTCATTAGACAATTCCTTCGCCATGATCCGGATATATCGATCTTTGATGTAGCTAAGTTGGATCCGTTCCTCGAACGATTCAACCGCTCATACACGGATTTGCCGGAGATAAGAAAATCCACGGCTTTGTTGCATAGCTTAGATATGGCTAATGCCACCGATAGAATTCCAGATGATTTTTGTATGTCGACTCGCGATGGTTGGTTGGACTCGCTGGTGAGTTTTGAGGGGACTCGGCTTATGCCTCTCCCTTTACTAGCACCTTATGCCTTTCCCATCACATCGATGACGTATCCTGAGTACGAAGTGCCACTTCAACAAGTGTGCGGTACACAGATGGGTCACCCATTATCATGGTTGATTCTTTCTGGTTACAATTCGTACGTATCAGATATGTCAGAGTTGCTTGAGATATATGCTCTTACCTCACATCAATCGATTGAGGAAGTGAACTTAGAAAACTTCTTTGAAGAGGTTCTCGAAAAATATCTCATATTAAGTCATGATGGAGTACCTATGCTACTCCATGTACGAAAATACGCCAGACGTATGTGTGGCGATGATGCTCTCTTCTTTTGTACAAAAGAATTTGTACAATGCTATCGAAGGATCCATACGGCCTTCGGAGGAGGGTTTTCAAAAAGTACTGACTTTTTAAGTGCAACTCGAGCCATTTTTACCGAGAAGTATGTTATACTAGATAGGGCCTCTGGTCAGATGCGCTGGATCGATTGTCCAGCCATCAAGTCGTTTTGTCGACCGACAACGCGTTTACCAGAGTATCGTGATTTACCGCCTTGGGTGACTGCCGGCGAAGCCGCGCACTCAGCTATGCTTTGGATTATTCATGGCAAGGCAGATGTCTTGCTCTGGGTTAATCATTACAATAAGGAAATGATTCGTCAGGGGTGGAAGGTGGGGTTGGAACCCTACCTACCTCAATCTCTTGGCGGGATGGGATTTCCATACCGCAAGGATTCATTGAAGTTAAGAGGGAAGACCAAAAGGGCTCTCCGTCTTATGCTTGCTCCTGATTTTAATCCAAAACATATCAAGTGTTTTAATGTTTTGGCGTGTCTTATGATCACGCCTACATTTTTCTCAGCATTTGACCGTCATATTAGTTCTCAAATTGAATTCCAACTTGACAACATTATGAATTCTCGCTCTAAGGAAGAAAAACCATTCCTGGGCGCCGCATATTTGACGGCGTGGGAGATGTTGACCTTACGGCTCTCGTTCCCTTTGGAGGACGGGAGTGACGAAGCTCGATTTCCTCTAACATTAGAGCATCTAGATTTCAAGAGTCTCGACTTGATTACCAAATGGGCGATCAAGAATGGATTTTCTCCATTACGTGATTGGTTACAATCATCCAGGTCCTTCCTTCGAAACAATACTTGTATCGAATCTGGACTGGAACCTCCCACCCCGGGATCTTTCTCAATGTTCCGGGTTGGAAAGGAATTTAACCAAGTCATTCGAGATCTCAATGATAACCCTCATGCACCCTCTACGGGTCCGCTGACTCGAAAGTATTTAGAGTCGGCTTCCAAATGGAAATGGGGAATGATTTTTATCAACAATAAGTCATTTCGCCATTCTCATGATATATGTTACTGGCATCCAAAGGAAATTATTCCTGTGGATACCGATGATGTAACACCAGAAAGTTTTGAAGACTTTCTCGCGTTCTATAAAGAATCGTATATCGGGGAAGAACCATCAAGTAAAAAGGATGTACTTGATCGTCTGCCGCATGAGTCTAGACTGGGTACTATTAATGCTCGGCTTCACAATTGATAGTCGTGTTTTAATAAAGCATAATCGGC